AAAATGATTTGTTCTGGGAATTAAATGCAGATCAAGTAAAACTGCTCTGCCAATAGACTCTGTGCTGAGTGTAGTGACTCAGCCCCATTGAGCTAGCCGAGGTAAGGCTCGTTGCCAGCGGATCTTGGGCGTCAAAGTATAGGCTAACTTAGGCTAAATGATCGCGGCTCTGTGATAAAAAGATACAACCGCGGCGCAAGGTGTTTCGTGTGTATGGGATAACCTGCGTTCCGTTGTGAGTCAAGGCTAGAGTAGGAGGTACAGCACAACCGCCTCCGCGTGGCAACACAATCTCTTTATACACATGACCGTTCGTACTCGGATGATGTCTTCAACCTTGCCCGGTAACACGGGCAAGTATGACCAAAATATCTGGATGATATCTCTTAAAAACAATGTTGATGAACGAAGTGAATCAACAGAACTTCGAAGAAGTTCTTGAAGTAAATACTACTATGAATCACTTTGCTGAAAATGAAACCAGTCCTGAAACCTTAGATGGTAGCTTTAGCCGTGAGCTCATGCTTGGTAAGTTAGATTTGCTGCAACAACTGCGCTACGTGCTAGATGAACTTGATGTGCCAATGCTTAATGTTGCTTATATCCTTGGCAGTTGGTATGGTAATCTTGGCATATTGATGGCTCTTGACAATTTTCCAGTTAAAAAAATTATAAACGTGGATATAGAACCAAACTATATCAAATTAAGCAAAGAGTTTATGCAAAGATTGGATGCAAGAGCTCAACACATGATTCAAGACGTAAACAAACTAGACTATCGTCAAGCTCGTAAACCCAGCGTGATAATCAATGCCAGTTGTAATGACATAGCTGGATCCAGCTGGTTTGATCGTATTCCCCTGGGCACACTGGTGGTGCTTAATGCTGGAGATCAAGAGGATAGCTTGCGTACATATCAAGATCTCAATGCATTGGTGCAAACTTGGCCTATGCGTAAATTACTACTTGCTGATGAATTTGTATACGGTGATTATCAAAGATTCACTGTGATTGGCATCAAGTGATATTGTGAAAGTTTGGTTCTAGTAATTTATGTAGGTCTTGTGTATTTGATGGAAACTGTTGTAGATTCCATGTCTTTAAATTCAATCCATGTTGGTATATTAGGCAATGTTGCACAGCAGCTTCGTATACCAGCGTCATTGGTGGTATTAGATAATAGTGATTGTGAACAATTGCATCAACAATTGCAGGCAACTGCCAAGTCATTCGTGCGTAGTCTAGTTGTGACTGTTGCCAATGATGATATATCTCTTGCCATTGTGCAAATCTTGAGTCCACTAAATTTAAGTTTAACCAATCCAGTATCTTTGGCACAGTGTAAATGCCGTCATACCACAGGCTTTGATTACTGATTCTAAAGTGAGCCTGGTGTGGGTTGATGTAATCACAGAATGGAGATTCAGCTATTGGTCTCAAACTCAATGCCAAACGTTCACGCAGATCCCACACTGGTAAATCTTGGGTGATACCAGTTAACAGTTTCACATATTCTATTTCACTTATACTATTTGTCCACGGTGGTACATGTCTCGTGGCAATATAGTATGGTATGGTTTCTGGTGATTCAGTTAGATATACTGTTTTAATATTGTGTTGATAACACAGGTTACCAATACTGATTAATTCCTGTTGCTGTGCATGAAAAATGCTTTGCCAATGATCACTGCGAAGATTTGATGCATCAAGTCTAAGTTGGAGGCACCAATAATCAGTTTCGTTGGCAATTGGATAAAAGGAATACAAGCCGTTGCTGGGTTGACTTTGTAACGCTGTAATTGTTTTTTGTGTTTGTATTAGGCCTCGAGGATGATTTTTAGTATGCTGATGAGCAGTGACCTTGTTGTCACCGCCGACAGCAATGGGATTTGTTATCAAAGGTTCTAGCTTATCACCGTCAACTAGATAATATTGATCTTGTCCAGATAACCAGTGCAGGCTCCACTCAAGGAAAGTGCAGCCAGATGATCTAGCACTGGTTACACAAACAATCATAGTTGATCAGGCCAATCTCTATACAGTGCGTGTTGAATGTTACCAGATACAAATTGATTGAAACTGCGATGTTTGGTTTCTAGCTCGCCCTCTAGGGGTGCTACTCTCCGAAAAGCCTGATCCATTTGAGCCATGTCTGTGAACTCCATCATGATGTGCCACTCAGGCAGATCCTGAATACTTCTAAATCCCATTTTGCATCGTGTGATACGATATGATACCATCTTGTTTTCGTCAACTAGATGTTGGAGAAAACTTGTCATGTTAGAGACCCAGTCTGAGTCACTGATGTCTCCGGCTTTGTCTGCCCAGATATGATAAATGTCCATTATGTCATTGGTCCTAGTATTTCAAATCCTTTGATTTGACTTTTGTACATGTGTGCTTGATCAAGATAAAGATATTTAAAATTACGATCTTTGTAGATAGCACACTCTGTTTTAAGGCTTTCTATGCCTAGCCGTTGTTTTGGTTTATGATAAGTCCATGCAAATTGATCACACAGCGCATTGTACTGATCATACCTTTTTATTAAACTAAATGCCACAAGATCTTGATTATCATAGTAGCCAATGATATCTGTTTGTGGATCTTGAAATCTGCTGTCAAACAATGGCATCACACTGATAAACTTTTTGTAAATGCAGTATTGGCGATAGATTTGCTGTAATGAATTGATCACATCAGTTGTGGGTTGTAAATAGTTCCAACTCACTGAGTGACCATAATCTGTGCGCTCTAAATTTATACGTGCAAACTGATAACTCACTGGTGTCTTGCAATATTAAACTCACCTGTTGTAAAGTTTTGAAATATGTCGTAACTTCCAGATGATTCAACTATGATAGGATGATACCAGCCCCAGTGTAGTTTTTGTTCATCCTGCAGGATAGATGTACAAGGAAACAGCAGCCAAACCTGTTGTGGATGTAAATCAAATCTATAGGTTTTTTCAAATGCTTCAGGTATAACTTCAAATGTTTCTTGGTCAATTTGTTGTTGAGTGAAATCTATTGTGTAAAAATTTTCCACAGCCAAGAATTGATTTGATATTAGCCCATTGATAAATGTTTCTCTTAGATGATTTTTCTGTGGTGTTGAGTCTATGAGTTCTTGCAGCAAAGATTCAAAACTAGGCAAACATTCTACCTCAGGGGAAAATTTTCGTTCAGGGAAAAAAGCCTGTGTGTAATCTTGTTTAGAAATTTGTACTACATCAAAATCTACTTTGATTTTTCTAGGTAGTATAGTTTTTGCCTGTAATGGCAAAGCTGTTCTAAGTCCTTCGTTCCAAACGTTTGGTCCTATGATTTCATGAAATACCACTGCGTCAGGATTGGCACAGTTATCGCTATGAAAAACACCGTGATACAATGTTATTTGATTTTGTAGGCCTAGCTTTTGTATAATATATCTACCAAGCAGATAGCGATTTTCATCTTGTTCCCAAGCTGTGACATGTCTGGCTCCGTGCTTGATAGCCAACATTGAAAGTAAACCTGTGCCAAATCCAATGTCAATACACAATTGGTTTGCTACATACTTTTGCAGCATTTGATCGTAGAATTGATTTCTTCCTATTGGAGCAACATTGTTGATCATGCTTAACTGAATGCCTTGATCTCGCTGCCAGTTAAAATTCTGTAAAAACAATTCATTGTGCATTGCGCGGATCCTTACGAAAACTAAACAAATTTTGCAAGTAATCTTCAGGCCAATCTTGATAATAACCTTTGGCTGCTAGACTTTCCGCGCTGTGATTTAATTTTTCACAATCTTGAATGAATATCAATGCATATGTACCCTGGTTCATTGACACACCATTAACGATTTCTGGTGAATCAGGATGGTCGCTTAGTGCAATTAAGTTTCTTGTGGATAAAAAAGTTTTATTAACAGAATTAACCTGACGTTCAAATTCTTGTGCTGATATTTTAGCTGCATCGTATACAAAAACCACAACGTCATACGGTTCAAGTTTTACAAAGTTCATTAGATCAGCATAGGGATCTCGGCCTCGACGTATTTTGATCTTGTTGTCAAGCCTGGCTTTCCTTGCAAAAGGACAAGGACTCCAGTTGTTTAGTTTTGGATGTGGCTGCTCAACGAAGTCAGCAATCCAATTTAAAATATCTAAACGTGCTTGTTCTAGGTCCATTAGAAAAAAGGCAGTCCGGTTTTCTTTGTGGTTTCTAAGTTTTCATTTACCATCTTGGTAATATACTGACGTTCAGCAAAGCTAAGTTGCAATACTTCGCTGTAGGTAATGCCACCTCGCATGTACCAAGCTAGTTTCAAAGCCTCCTGCTTTAGTCCAATACTTTCTTTGTCCATTTGATCAATCAAAGCTTCAATGGACACAGCATCACTTATCAGGAGGCGTCCCCGAAAAAATTTGATTGATCCAGGCTCACAGGCTGTAGATATTGGTGCTGACAAGCTGGACAGGTAAGTTCTAGAGGTTTCATGTCAGTTTGTTCACGCAAACTTGCAATATGATCACGGATCTTTGCAAACAGCACACTGTCACAGTTTTGTAACCATTCTAAAATATAATCATATTCTGTTACCAGTACGCCTTGAGTTCTGACCATGTTGATACAAGCTGCCATGGTTTGAATTGTAAGCTCGGTTAAGTTTTTTATTGCTTTGTTTAAGTGTGCAATTTTTTCTTCTTCACTGAGTGTGGAATCAGGAAGAATGTTTATGGTTTTTTGTTCTTCAAATTGTCTTACATTATTTTTGGTAATCTGTCTATAAGTCAATGGCTTGAAGTGTATTTCAAGTTCGTTGTACACCACTGGTTTGGTGAAGTCACCTGCTTTCAAACGTTCCATTACCTTGCGTAGATCCAAGTTAATTTCTTGGCTTTCAGTGCAGTTAGGACAAATGGTATCAACTTCCATCTCATGTCCATAACTGGCAATTCTAATAGAAATCAACAGTGTGTCTATGTCAACACCAGGCATGGCCCAAGCATCTTTGATATTTGGTACACAACTCTGAATTACACTGATCACTGCTTCCCCGTTGTACAATGCATCTGGAGTTCTGTAGGTGATTTCGTCTATGGCAGTCATGGGAAAAACAGGAAGCTCTCCAGATTCTGGCATTTCCAGTGTGTTTGGTGCCCAATATTGTCCATTAGAAGGCAGTTTTATGTAAATTGCAGGTTGTCGGAAAAACTGACGTAAAGGGTTACTGGTTTGGGTCATTTGTGGTCCATAAATATGTTGAATACTTATCTATGCAGTTTTTCAAGAATTTTAAAAGGCAAAATACATGGCAGCTAGTGATGAACTTGATACTTTAGCCACTCAGGCACGCAATGCATCTGATGGTCTTGCGGGATTATACGGTACTTTATCAAAAGGCAATGCCAGCTTACAAACAGCCAACGACCTATTAAAAGGTGCTGCAAACACTGCTGCTTCTGGACTTAACGCACTTGGTCCAGCTGGTGCTGCTGCGGGCACTGCTCTAAAAACCGGTGCTGCTGCTGTTGGAGCACTGAACGATCAAAGCGACAGATTAAATCGTACCTTTAACACCATAGGAGCTTCTGGCGGTGCACTGGGACAGAACTTTTCAACCATGCGCGACCAGGCTTCTAAGTTTGGGCAAGCCATTGGTTCAAACGAACAAATGGCACAGCAGTACGCAAAAATTGTTGGACAAAACAGCAAAGATTTAGCACGATTTGGTGGTAATGTAACCGACGGTACCAACAGACTGGCCAAGAGCAGTGAGGCCATGTCTGGTGTAAGACTGCAACTACAAAATCTAGGCATTAGCTATGAAGATCAAGTTGAAGGTTTAGCAGACTACACCAAACAAATGGCACAGACTGGTCGCGCTCAACGCATGACCAACGACGAGTTGGCACAAGGTGCAGCCAACTATCTAAGATCCATGAATGATCTAGCAGCAGTCACTGGTGTGAACACCAAAGAACAAAAAGCTGCTCGTGAACAAGCATTGAACGAACAAAGGTTTGGTGCTGTGATGATCATGCAAGAGCAAAAGGCTCAGGAACTTGAACGTGCTGGTAGAAGAGCAGAAGCTAAAACACTGCGTGATGGTATGGAAAACATGCAGCAATTCAACAGTGTGGTGGCCAACATGTCGCCTGAACTGGCCAAAGGCATGCGTGACATGGCAGCGGGTGTAACCACAAGCCCAGAAGCCAAAAAAGCCATACAAATGACTGGTGGCATGGGCATGCAAATCATGCAGGATTTAAAGAAAGGCACCATATCCAGTCAAGAAGCACTACAGAGACTGGGTCAGGCCACAGGACAGACTGTGGACAGAATGGCACCACTTGCGGCCACCAGTGATGCGTATTCCAAAAACTTTACCAGTATAACCGAAGCTCAAAAAATCCGTCAACTTGCAGACAACAACATAGCCAAACAAGCAGCAGACGCACAAGAAAAACGCATCAAACAAGAAAAAGATTTAGAAGGTGAAGTTGCTCAAACCAACAAAGCCATGAACAGCCTGCGTGTGGCTCAACAGGTAGGTGAAAAAGCACTGGATCCTGCACGACGAGAGGTTTTAAATCAAACATCAAAATTGGCACAAGAGATGGCCGGTGCGGCGCCAGAAATTGGACAAGCGGTTGTTGACTTCACAGCCGAAATTGTCAAAGCAACCACAGAAATTAGAAGTTTTAGTGATGCTTTAAAGTATGCAGTGAATTTAAGCAAGAAACTAAGCGATAAAATCACTGGCGGTGACACAAGACCGCCAGGTCCAAGATTAGAAAACATGCCACCCCCAGCATCGGCAGCAGCACCAGGCGGTGCTAGACCTCCAGCAGGACCACCGGCAGCAGCACCTCCAGGGGGCGGTGGGAGACTGCAAAATATGCCACCACCAGGCAACACAAGAAATCTATCTGGACCAGCTACTCCTCCAGCAGGTGAAGTTAATGCAGCTTCAGAACTAGAAGGATTGAATATCAAACGTGGTGCATTCAGTGAATCTGGAGCAAAGCTGTCGGCTCAGGTTATTAATGCAGCCAAAGATGTTTTAAAAAGCTTTCCAAATGCTAGAATTACTTCATTAAATGATCCAATAAAAGGACGTTCTGCTACCAGTGCTCATAATCAAGGCCGGGCCATGGACATTGTAGTAGCCCCAAATGAAGTTGAAGCTTTGACCAAATATCTACAAGAAATTGGTGCTAAAAAAGTTCTAAACGAAACTCGTGCACCAGCAAATCCAGCAGCGGCTAAATCTTGGGCACCGCATATTCATGCCGAATTTGCCAAGGGCGGTATAGCAGATGGCCCAATGAGTGGTTATTTTGCCAAACTTCATGGCGCCGAAGCAGTCATACCATTGCCGGACAACAAAAAGATACCCGTTCAAATCAAAATGCCGCAGATATCAATGCCACAGATTGGGCAGGATATGTTCAAACAAAACAATTTGATGCCAGAAGGATTTGGTCTTGATCAGGCTACAAAAGGCATGATGAACACTGTGACCACTGCTGCAAATCAAGCCACACCAGCTATGCAAGATAAAACAGCAGATGCACTGAATAACATGGCCGGAGTTCTGCGTCAAATGCTAACTGTACAAAATGATCAGAAATTGACCATGACCAAGATGTTGCAACTGCAACGTAACTAACGATAAATATCAATTATGGCTGAACCAAAGTCTCAAGGCGGTTGGAAAAAATACTTCAAGGTGGTTGACACCGGCGGCACCATGAGTCCTATAAACGGACGCAATTGGAGGGGTCCTAGCTACGGAACTGGCTACGATGCGTATGGCAATGCAGAAGCAGATTTTAGTTATAAAAATTATGCCAGCAGATTACCCGAAGTTTATACCGGACACCCCAACAGAATTGAACGCTACAATCAATATGAAAACATGGATTGTGATAGCGAAATCAATGCGTGTTTGGACATTCTTGCAGAGTTTAGCACTCAGCGCAACGAAAACAATGAAACTCCGTTTGAAATCAAGTTTAGAGACAGACCCACTGATCACGAAACAGAGATCATTAAAAAACAGCTTCAGCAATGGGTTAAACTCAATCAATTGGATCAGAGAATATTCAAACTTTTCCGTAACACAATCAAATACGGTGATCAAGTTTTTGTAAGAGATCCCCAGACATTTGAAATGTATTGGGTTGACATGACCAAGGTCAGCCGAGTGATTGTAAATGAAAGTGATGGCAAACGTCCAGAGCAATACGTGATTCGTGATATTAATCCTAACTTTCAAAATCTCAGTGTTGCAACAAAAACTGTCAGTGATTACATGTTGAATCCTGGCACAGGTGGCGCGACCGCCCCTATTGCTTATACCATGCCAAACGCTCCCAGTAGCGGCAGCAGCAGATTCATGAAAGCTGTAAATGAAACCACTATTGATGCAAAGCATGTGGTGCATTTGAGTTTGAATGAAGGATTAGACTTTTTCTGGCCTTTTGGGCAGAGTGTACTAGAAAACATTTTCAAAGTTTATAAGCAAAAAGAACTGCTAGAGGATTCAATCTTGATCTATAGAGTTCAACGTGCACCAGAACGTAGAATCTTTAAGATTGACGTTGGTAATATGCCCAGTCATCTTGCCATGCAGTTTGTTGAGCGCATCAAGAATGAAATGCATCAACGTCGTATTCCTACTATCAACGGTGGCGGTAACAACATGATGGATTCAAGCTATAATCCGTTGAGCGTATT